ATTGAGTCCTTTCATTAGGACCTATAAGCAAACCTAACGGGGGCACTTCCTATTGAGAAGCATCAAGGTTACTAGACGATTTCTCATCTACACTTCAAAGAGATATTTACAAAGTTCTCTCCATGTAGACGCGTACTCTGGTTACCAGCCATTTCCACAGGTCATTAAACCCGCCCCAGGTACTCCGTAATGGATTACCTTCGTTCCGCTATAACTGCTTTAAGCAGTCGGTTGTACGGAGAAATTATCCGATCCGAATAATTCTTCGTTAAGCTGAGTTTCGGCCACCACTCGTTGAGTTTCTTACTTCCAAACTCAACCCGAATCGATTGAAGGAACGCAATCGGGATCTTCCATTCCTCAACCTGATATTTTCCGACTGATTTTGGTTTCACCCAAATCAGATTAGAAGATGGATCAACGGTCAATTCCTCAAATGCCTGCTCGGGTTTTTTACACTCTAACAGACTTTTGACCAGAATTGATCCACTAATCTTAGCATGCCTCTCCTCTATGTACTTGTCAAGGGTACATACTCGATTCTGAGGCTCCTCCCGGAAAATAACTCGATCAGGTAACCCTAGTTTGCGAAGGGCTTTCATCTGATCCTCAGTGGTTTCAAGGTCAGAATACACTTTGACATATGTATTCCCCTCCACACCGCGAGCTCGCAGACCACGCTTAATCAGCTTTCTCGCTCGCAGAAACTGAATAAAGTTTATGGTATCAAAATCTTTCGATCCATCAATGGGTAGTGGTAGTTCTAACCCACCCAAGCATTTTGGTAGGTGCCAACTAACGGATTTATCCGCTATTTCACCAAGCATAATCTCAAAATGCCTGAACCATAACTTTTCGGCTTCCACTCTCCTCAAACTATCTTCAGGCCAACCTTCCATCCATTTTTTATATTTATCGGAAAGGTCTTCAACTCTGGCTATACCAGATGACGTCCTAGCGTCTAACATACTCATTCCTGAAGCACGAGGATACAAACATTCGGAGACTACTCCCTCTTTATTGAGGTAGAACGCTTGTGAATTAATTACACAAAATTTGTCTGAAAAATAAACTTTACCCACAGAAGGGGCCAGACCCACATAGGAGGATAGAGACCTCCAGCGTTCATAAACTTCTTCGTCTCCTAAAAACAGACCATCATCACCATTAACAAGTATACGACGATCCCAGTCGATACTCATCGGGTCTGTGGACAAACTCAAAATTGTAGCATTACAAATGCATAAAACAATAAAGGATAAAATTGATCCCATGAGTTGTCCATTCTTCTGGGCATATTCTCGAACTTGAGTCCCTTCTTTATACTGAAGTGCATGTTCGCATAAGGACTCGTAACATAGTTCATAAGGTAAACCAGTGAGATCGCAAATCTCTTTTGTAACTATCTTGGTGAAATGACAGTTCAAATTATCCGTCGCAGCAGAATAGTCGACACTAATCCACCGCAATCCTGGTTCAACCCTTGGAATATCCTGAGAAGGAATTATTGGTCTACCGGTCAATGTAAACCAAGGAAATTTATGTAAGCATTCCCAGAGGGATTTCTGTGCACCCTTTAAGAAATAGGTTGACCACGTCGTTTCCGCCGTAATCACTCTACACTTAAGTGGCTCACATAATCCAACTGGTCTGGCAGAAATCTTAGAGGTTGAATTACAATGAACCTCCACAAATCTTGGGACCTTTATAAACTCGTATCCTGTATCATGATAATCATAATATTCAGGATCGTTACACCCATACTGCCAGCCGCGTCTGGTCAAATCCCATTTCCACCCTTTTGCCTTAAAATCTATCTCAGATAATTGGCCTCCCCTACTTCGGAATTTATCACACGAAGAGGATGTGGAAGGATCCCATAATCTTACTGGATCCCTGTAAGAAGCAAACACTCTGCGAACAATCTTCCTTACTCGCTGTTTTAAGGCAGCTTTCAGTACCGGTGCATTATTCGCATATGTTTCATCTAATGGATGGGGCTCCGTAGTGAGTACACTCTTATGTTTCTGTAAAGCTTCCTCTACAAATTCTTTCGAGACTACTGGAGTATTAACTTTAAAATAAAGATAACACTGACCATAACGGAGTGCTTCCTCTATTGAGCGTGCACCTCTTGAAAATTGGAAGTGAAACTTCTTAAAACTAGCCCATTGTCTGGGTAATCCTAAATAGCCCACTGGCCAACCAAAAGGTAAATCAATACTCTCTAGAGGCTCTGTTTTAAAAAGCATATTAAAACAAGAGACAGACTGGAACTTGGCGATCTTTTCGGCTTTTCCCGTGCAATACAACGTATACCACTGCAAAATTGCTTTGGCGTGTGATGTTGCCGTTTGGTAAGAGTATACTCTCTTTTGACGTATACCCTGACTAGACAGGAGAAGTCGGATCCGCTCGACCATACAAATTGCTCTATAGGCAAGACCCAGTCTACGAAATTCCTTCTGTGTGAAGAATTTTATATCTTCAGTCGCAGAACGTACGTAATCCATGCTGCTAAGCTGACGTACACAACTTAACAGGTACCTTTGTTGCTTTACCGACAGATCTGTAGATCCATCCACTTGGTGGAAAAGCAACCCGGACTTGTAACTCGCCGTAAGGACGTCGTTGATATGACTCAACTCGTCTTTTGTATACCTATATTGAAGTTCCATTTTCGATCTGTAGATCGGCAATGGCACTTTGGTCTAGG